GGAACCATACGGATAACAGCGGTGATGGCGACTTATGTTTAGATTTCTCTAGCGGTGTATGTATTATCCATTCATCTGTAACGGCTGGCTATATTCCGGTCAGGGGTGTTTGTAGAGTCGTTGATAATTCAACAGGCACAGCTAATGTGATTGATGAGACGGTTAATAACCTGGTCAGCACCAACGCAAGCTCGCTTGGAGTGATAAATACAGGCGTTCAGAAAGCGTCAAAACTTATTCCACATAACACAGATATTTGATAATCTTATACAGCATGGTTATAAGCCAAGGATAAATCTATGGACGATTTAAGAGAAAGCGAAGAATTTGAAGCTCCTGACGTTGTAGTTGAGGAAGCTGTCGAAGTCTATGAAGCTATGAAAGAAGACATTGAGCGGTCTGAGCCAGAGGTTGTTCATCGCGCAATGGAGCTAGACAAAGGGCCAATTGACGAAGAAAAACGTACTGCAATGATTGCGGTATCTTCTGAAGAACCTGTTCAAAGGTCTTTTGGCAATGAAGTATTAGAACATAGTCCTGAAGCTATTGATTTAAGTTTCCTAGCTTCTGGACGCGCACCGCTTCTTCTTGACCACGACCCAGAGAAGCAAATTGGTGTAATAGAATCAGTCGAGCTAGACAGCGATACCCGCAGACTACGGGCTAAAGTACGTTTTGGACGAAACGGACTGGCTGTTGAAGCGTTCGACGATGTAGTTGATGGAATAAGAGCCAACATCTCTGTTGGTTACTCTATCAACAAACTGGAGAAAAGAGGCAACGACACTTATGTCGCTAAGTCTTGGAAGCCAGTAGAGGCAAGTTTAGTGTCTATCCCTGCTGACGTGACAGTTGGCATAGGTAGGTCTAGCGAGCCTTCAACCCAAACCGAAACCCCACATATTGAGGTAATATCAATGTCTGAAGAAAATGTAGTAGACGTTGCTGCGGTTCAAAGTGAAGCTCGCAAGGCAGAACAAAAGAATGCAGCGCAAATCGTTGAGCTTGGTGCTCGACATGGCAAGTCTGATTTAGCACAACGCGCTATCTCAGAAGGACGGAGCATTGAAGAATTCCGAGGTCAACTCTTGGAAGAAATCGGCTCTCAGAAAGCCTTAGAAAGCAATGAAATCGGCTTGAGCAAGCAAGAAGTTCGTAGCTTCTCGTTGTTGCGAGCAGTCAATGCTTTGGCAAACCCACATGACAGAAAAGCACAAGAAGCTGCTGCTTTTGAGTTTGAGTGTTCACGAGCTGCTGCCGAGCAGTATGGTCGTTCAGCTCAAGGTGTAATGTTGCCGACTGAAGTTCTGCGGAACTGGAAGCGTGACATGAACACGACCGACGAAGCAGCTTTGTTCTCTGATGATTTCCGAGGCGGCGAGTTTATCGACGTATTGCGAAATTCATCTAGCGTAATGCAAGCTGGTGCTCGTATGCTGAACGGCCTTTCTGGCGATGTTAAAATCCCCAAGAAAGCAACTGCTTCAGCTTCTAGCTGGGTAACTGAAGGCAACCCCGTTTCTGAATCAGAAATGACGGTTAGCTCAATAAGTCTCACTCCGAGACATTTGGGCGCATTTACCGATATCACACGCCAATTACTTCAGCAGTCAAGCCTTTCGGTAGAAGCCTTGGTTCGTGACGACCTAGCCCAAGCTATTGCTCTTGCAATCGACCTTGGCGCTTTGGCTGGCAACGGAACAGGCGGTGCTCCTACTGGTATCAAGTCAACTGCTGGAATCAACACGGTAGACTTTGGTACGGCTCCTGTATTAGTTCCTTCTTTCGCACAAGTTGTGGAAATGGAAACTAAGGTTGCAGAAGACAACGCTTTGATGGGCAACTTGGCTTACATCATGAACGCTGCAATGGTCGGCGCTCTGAAGACTACTGAAAAAGCAACTGGCACTGCCCAGTTCGTAGTTGAGCCTGGTGGCACTGTCAATGGATACCGAGCTATTCTTTCTAACCAAGCAGCAGCAGGCGATGCTTACTTCGGTAACTTCTCTGACCTGTTGATTGGGTTCTGGAGCGGCTTAGATATCCTCGTTGACCCATACGCAGGCGCTACTAGCGGAAACGTCCGAATCATTGCAATGCAAACTTGCGATGTAGCGGTTCGTCACGCTGTATCATTCTGCTTAGGAAACGATGGCGGTAGCTAATAGCTAAGATAAGGTGGGGCTTCGGCCCCGCCGATTCTTGGGGAATCTATGAAATATCAAGTATTAAAAAGCTGTGTCATTGACAAGAAGCCAACGAAAGCTGGTGAGATTGTTGATGTGATTGGCGACGAAGAAAGGACTTTGTTAAGTCTTGGACGAATCGCGCCTTATGATGAACCAATTATTGAAAACAGGTCTATAGGCTTAGAAGAATCAACAGAGAAGCCTAAGCGCCGCAGAGTTAAGAAGACTGATGCCAGTTGAGACTCAAGAAGATAGATTGATAATGCTGTCTGACTTTGGCGTAGATGCTACTTATACGCCTTTTGGCGGTAGTCCTGTTGTCATTAAAGCTATCTTTCTGAACGAATACTACGCGGTCGAAGCTGGTAGTGTTGGGATGGAAATGAGTCAGCCGATGATAGTAATCAGAACGGCTGATGCCCCAGCGCTTGCTCACGGCGATACGTTTGTTATTGAGTCAGTGACGTATAAGGCAGTAAATGTTCGCCCAGACGGAACAGGAATGACTGAAGTAGCGATGGAAGAACAATGAGCCACGTTAGGCAGCAGATAAGAGAAAGAGTTGCATCTACTTGCACTGGTTTAACGACTACAGGCTCGAACGTGTTCCAATCTAGGGTTTATCCGCTGGATAACGTCAGCCTACCAGCATTGCTGATATACACTAAATCAGAATCATCTTCCACAGATACCATGGGTAGCTCTTTAGGTTTAAACAGGCAGCTAGAGGTTGTTATAGAAGGATACGTCAAAACAACGTCGGATTTTGATGACGTTATTGACACTATTTGCTCAGAGGTTGAAACTGCACTTGGCACTGATAGGGATTTAGGGGGATTGTCTAAATCTCAATATCTCACGGGTATCGAATCTGATTTCAACGGAGAAGGAGAGAAGCCTGTAGGTGTTGTAACAATGACTTATGCTGTACAATATAGAACGACAACTACCGCTCCAGATGTTGCGATTTAAGGTGTATAATTATGGAACTAAAAAGCCCAGACGGTAAAACTACAGTAGTAGCCCATCCGTCAAAAGTTGAATCCATGCTCGCAAAAGGATGGACATCAACAAAATTAAAATCAACGCCTGAAGTCAAAGTTGGAAAGAAGGCCAAGGCTGAAGAAATTCAAGATAAGGAGTCTGAATAATGGCTACACATATTGGCAGAGATGGAGTGATAAAAGTAGGCAGTAACTCAGTTGCTGAATTACGTTCTTTCTCTATTGAAGAAACCGGAGATACTGTAGAAGATACAGTAATGACCGATACCGCTCGTACATTTATCCCTACGCTAACTTCTTTTACTGGAAGTGCAGACGTTTACTGGGATGAAACCGACACGACCGGCCAGGTTGCTTTGGCTGTTGGAAGCTCAGTGACTATCGGGTTTTATCCTGAAGGTGAAGTTGCCGGTGATACTTACTACACTGGCACTGCTTTGGTTACTGGCGTAAGTCGTTCATCTAGTTTTGATGGCATGGTTGAAGCATCAATCACGCTTCAAGGGACTGGCGCACTTACTACTAGCACTGTTTAATGAGCAGGCTAATAGACCAAGCAATAGCTCATTTTAGTGAGCGAGAAATCCGTAAAATGGAAATTCCCCAATGGGGGACAACCATTTATGCTAAGAATCTTACCCTAGACGATAAAGCTAGATGGCTGTCTAGGGCTGATGGTGATGGCACAGATTATATGATTTATGCCGTTATTCTTGGCACTACGGATGAAAAGGGAGAAGCAATATTTACCTTGGAAGATAAGGTTTCGCTCAGGAAGAAAGTAGACCCTGATATAGTGTCTGACATTGCTAACTTCGTTCTTAATATCGAAGGTAAGACTGAGGATGAGCGCGAAAAAAACTCCTAAATCCTCAAGGTGAACCAACTCAGTTATACATGATGTATGAGTTGGCAAATCATCTTGGGGAGCCACTATCGACAGTTTTAGCAATGACTGAGGATGAATTTAATCATTGGTGGACATTTCTTAGACTTAGGCAAGAGAAGATAGATGGCAACACAAAAGGAACGAGTTCACCTAGAGCTACTAGCAACAGATAATGTTTCTCAGCCGGTAGACAAAGCCGCAGACTCCATAAGAAAATTTGATAGAGAAGCGCAGAAGGCCAATAAGCAAGGCTTGAGGCTAATGCGTGGTGGCCTTGGTCAAGTAGGTCATCAGATTCAGGATATTGCGGTACAGCTTCAAATGGGTCAAAACGCCATGCTGGTGTTCGGTCAGCAGGGTTCTCAGATTGCTTCTCTTATGGGGCCAAATGGCGCTCTGATTGGTGCTGTCATGGCAGTCGGAGCAGCATTAGCTACTGCATATGCCCCTGCCGTTATCGGTGCCAGAGACAGAACCAAAGAACTGCAAGAGACTTTTGAGGATTTATCAAAGGTCATGCGTCAAGATACGTCCGATGGCGTATTCAAGCTAACAGAAAAATTCAGATTACTAGCAAATCAATCAAAAGACTTAGCTGAGATTCAGCTTAGAGGTGCCTATGTAAAAGCCTTGCATGCTGCTAACAATGCCCAACAAGGTTTTATTGAATCTTTGGATGATTTGGTAGCTGCAAATAAAAGAGCAAGAAATGCTGGAGCTGGTCAAGTTAATCAGTTCCAGAAATTTGCTGAGGCAATGGGAATATCAATTATCGAAGCTAGGAATCTGAGAGATGCGGTTCTGGCTGTAAAGACTGGGCAAGATGGCGCGTCAGACAGCCTTGTTAAGATGATAAATGCAATAGTCTCACAAGAAGGCGCTCTTAATAGATTAACACCAGAATTTATAGGAATTATTTCTAAGATAATAGAGTTTTCTCAGAGCAATCGAGAAGCAACTGATTTAGCAAATGAGCTAAAGAATGTGATGAGCGACTTAGATGGAGTGTTAGAAACAACATCGCCTGAATTTGACAAGCTGGTAGAGTCGCAAAATAACTTTAAGAAATCCCTGAAAGAGCAAGCAGAAACTCTTGGAATGTCTAAAGAGCAGCTTCTAAATTATAAAGCTGGATTATTAGGACTAGCTGACAATCAAGAAGTATTAGATGCAATCCAAGCGATAATAAATAAGCAAAATGAGCTTGATATGGCTCAGGGTGTTGAAAAGCTGCAAAAGAGGTTGATGACGAGAAAAGAGGCATTAACAGCTGCATATCAAGAAGAACTGAAATTGATAGAAGATTTTAATGCGGCCAATGCTAACAACGAAAAATTAGCTGATGAATTAAGATACAAAGCGAAAGAAAACTATGAAAAAAAGGTCGAAGAACTAAGACAGAAAAGCAAAAAGTTTGAGGATAAAAACGCTACTGAAAAGACTCAAATGGTTCTTAATGGTCTTGGTGATGCGTTTAAAGGCGTGCAGGCTAACAACAAAAAGATGTTCGCCGCTCAAAAGGCTTACAACATAGCTCAAGCGATTATGTCTACCTACACTGGTGCGACTAAAGCGATAGAGACTTATCCCCCACCGATATCGTTTGCTATGGCTGCTGCCCAGGTTGCAGCCGGTATGGCGCAGATTGCTCAGATTCGAGCACAGTCATTTGATGGCGGTGGTTTTACTGGCTCTGGGAGCCGTTCTGGCGGTAT